TGGTGTATCATAAGGAGTTTTTAGTTACTAGAGTTAATACGTGGTATTGTAAGTTTATTAGAGTCGATACTTTTACTCTTTTCCGTGGTGTGTACAGGACAAGTGTGGATAGCGAGGAGTTCTACAAGGCTATGGACGACGCGTGGGAATACAAGAAGACCTTGGCTATGCTAAATTCCGAGAGGACCATCTTCAAGGACAGTGCTGCCATGAATTTCTGGTTTCCAAAGATCAGAGATATGGTCATCATACCTCTCTTTGACGCATCTATCACAACTGGAAGGATGTCGAGAAGGGAAGTGTTGGTGAACAAGGATTTTGTTTACACAGTCCTTAACCACATCAAAACCTATCAAGCAAAGGCCTTAACATATGCTAATGTGTTATCTTTCGTTGAGTCTATTAGGTCTAGAGTTATAATTAACGGTGTCACTGCCAGGTCGGAATGGGATACCGACAAGGCAATCTTAGGTCCGTTAGCCATGACATTTTTCCTTGTCACAAAGTTGAGTCATGTTCAGGACGAAATCGTCCTTAAGAAGTTCCAAAAGTTTGACGCCACTGCCAAAGAACTGATTTGGTCAAGTCTCTGCGATGCCCTGAAGGGGGTTATACCCTCGGTCAAGGAGACTCTCGCGCGTGGTGGTTTCGTTAAGCTTGCTGAAGAGAGTTTAGAGATCAAAATTCCAGAGTTATATTGCACTTTTACCGACAGGTTAGTGCTTGAATATAAGAGGACAGAGGAGTTTCAGTCGTGTGATCTGTCCAAACCTTTGGAAGAGTCTGAGAAGTACTATAATGCGTTATCCGAGCTGTCTGTGCTTGAAAATCTTGACTCGTTTGATCTGGATGCCTTTAAGGAGTTGTGTCAAAAGAAGAACGTCGACCCTGATGTCGCTGCGAAGGTGGTGGTGGCGATTATGAATAGTGAATTGACGTTACCGTTCAAGAAACCTACAGAAGAGGAAGTTGCTGAGGCGCTTAGCGGAGAAGTGGTGCAGGATGAAGGATTGAGTTTGAGTAATAACGCACCCTTCCCATGTGTGAGTAACCTCAAGGAGGGTTTGGTTCCGGCGTGTGGATTGGGTCCGAAAGGTGCGAACTTCGACAGAGTGGATATGGACATATCTGAGTTCCATCTCAAGAGTGTAGATGCAGTTAAAAAGGGGGCTATGATGTCAGCGGTGTACACGGGAAAGATCAAGGTTCAACAGATGAAGAACTACGTCGATTACCTAAGTGCCTCATTGTCAGCTACAGTCTCAAACCTCTGTAAAGTGCTTAGGGATGTTCACGGAGTTGACCCTGAATCTCAAGAGAAGTCGGGTGTGTGGGACGTGAGAAGAGGACGCTGGTTACTCAAACCTAACGCGAAGTGTCATGCTTGGGGTGTTGCGGAAGATGCTAACCACAAGTTAGTTATCGTGTTGCTTAACTGGGATGAAGGGAAACCTGTCTGTGATGAGACGTGGTTTAGATTGGCAGTTTCTAGCGACTCTTTGGTGTACTCTGATATGGGCAAACTCAAGACGTTAACGGCATGTTGCAGAGATGGTGAGCCTCCCGAACCTACGGCCAAAGTGGTACTCGTCGACGGTGTTCCGGGCTGTGGAAAAACAAAGGAAATCTTGGAGAAGGTTAACTTTTCCGAAGACTTGGTGTTGGTTCCTGGAAAAGAAGCGTCAAAAATGATTATTCGAAGAGCGAATCAGGCAGGTGTTACAAGAGCGGACAAGGACAATGTGAGGACGGTAGATTCCTTCTTGATGCACCCTCCAAAAAGGGTGTTCAAAAGGTTGTTTATCGATGAAGGATTAATGTTGCACACAGGCTGTGTTAACTTTTTGACGTTGCTATCTCATTGTGATGTGGCATACGTTTACGGTGACACACAGCAAATTCCCTTTATCTGTAGGGTTGCGAATTTTCCTTATCCCTCGCATTTCGCGAAGCTTGTTGTTGACGAGAAGGAAGATAGAAGGGTCACGCTCAGGTGTCCGGCAGACGTTACATATTTCTTGAATACGAGGTACGATGGATCAGTGATGTGTACAAGCTCTGTGGAGAGGTCGGTTAGTGCGGAGGTTGTGAGAGGAAAAGGTGCTTTAAACCCAATAACTTTACCGTTAGAGGGAAAAATTCTCACCTTCACGCAAGCCGATAAGTTCGAGTTGTTGGATAAGGGTTACAAAGATGTGAACACGGTTCATGAAGTTCAGGGCGAAACGTACGAAAAGACAGCGATCGTTCGGTTAACAGCGACTCCCTTGGAGATCATATCAAGAGCGTCACCTCATGTTTTGGTGGCGTTGACAAGGCACACTACTCGATGTAAATATTACACGGTTGTGTTGGACCCAATGGTGAATGTGATTTCTGAACTGGGGAAACTGTCCAACTTTCTTCTCGAGATGTACAAGGTGGAGTCGGGGACCCAATAGCAATTACAGATCGACACAGTGTTCAAAGGGACGAATCTGTTCGTCCCGACGCCTAAGTCAGGAGATTGGCGAGACATGCAGTTCTATTATGACACTCTTCTTCCCGGAAACAGTACTATTCTTAATGAATTTGATGCTGTGACGATGAACTTGAGGGATATTTCCTTAAATGTCAAGGACTGTAGGATCGACTTCTCGAAATCTGTGCAAGTGCCGAAAGAGCGGCCGGTTTTCATGAAACCTAAATTGAGGACGGCGGCAGAGATGCCACGTACTGCTGGTCTACTTGAAAACCTCGTCGCGATGATTAAAAGAAACATGAACGCACCAGATTTGACAGGGACGATTGATATAGAGGACACTGCGTCGTTAGTAGTTGAAAAGTTTTGGGATGCTTATGTGGTGAAAGAATTCAGCGGAACAGACGGAATGGCTATGACAAGGGAAAGTTTTTCTAGATGGCTCTCTAAACAAGAGTCGTCTACAGTTGGTCAGTTAGCGGATTTCAACTTTGTGGATTTGCCGGCGGTGGACGAGTACAAGCATATGATCAAGAGCCAACCCAAGCAGAAGTTAGACTTGAGCATTCAAGACGAATACCCTGCATTGCAGACTATAGTCTATCATTCAAAAAAGATCAATGCGATTTTTGGTCCTATGTTCTCAGAGTTGACGAGGATGCTCCTTGAAAGAATAGATACTTCCAAGTTTCTGTTTTACACCAGGAAGACACCGACGCAGATTGAAGAGTTTTTCTCTGATTTAGATTCGTCACAAGCGATGGAGATTTTGGAGCTCGACATTTCAAAGTATGACAAGTCACAAAACGAGTTCCATTGCGCTGTTGAGTACAAAATATGGGAAAAGCTTGGTATTGACGATTGGTTAGCGGAGGTGTGGAGACAAGGACACAGGAAAACGACGCTCAAGGACTACACGGCTGGCATTAAGACATGTTTGTGGTACCAAAGGAAAAGCGGTGACGTGACTACCTTCATTGGGAACACAATTATCATTGCAGCGTGTTTAAGTTCTATGATCCCGATGGACAAAGTGATCAAGGCGGCTTTCTGCGGTGACGACAGTTTGATATATATTCCGAAAGGTCTAGACCTACCGGATATTCAAGCCGGAGCCAACCTTACGTGGAACTTTGAAGCCAAATTGTTCAGGAAGAAGTACGGGTATTTCTGCGGTCGTTACGTTATTCACCACGATAGAGGAGCTATTGTATATTATGATCCGCTTAAGTTGATATCTAAATTAGGATGTAAACATATTAGAGATGAAGTTCACTTAGAAGAGTTGCGTAGATCTCTGTGTGATGTAACTAGTAATTTAAATAATTGTGCGTATTTTTCACAGTTAGATGAGGCCGTTGCCGAGGTTCATAAGACCGCGGTTGGCGGAGCGTTTGTTTACTGTAGTATAATTAAATATTTGTCAGATAAAAGGTTGTTTAAAGATTTGTTTTTTGTTTGACTGAGTCGATAATGTCTTACGAGCCTAAAGTTAGTGACTTCCTTGCTCTTACGAAAAAGGAGGAAATTTTACCCAAGGCTTTGACGAGATTAAAGACTGTCTCTATTAGTACTAAGGATGTTATATCTGTTAAGGAGTCTGAGTCCCTGTGTGATATTGATTTGTTAGTGAATGTGCCATTAGATAAGTATAGGTATGTGGGTGTTTTGGGTGTTGTTTTCACCGGTGAATGGCTGGTACCGGATTTCGTTAAAGGTGGGGTAACAGTGAGCGTGATTGACAAACGGCTTGAAAATTCCAGAGAGTGCATAATTGGTACGTACCGAGCTGCTGCAAAGGACAGAAGGTTCCAGTTCAAGCTGGTTCCAAATTACTTCGTATCCACTGCGGATGCCAAGCGAAAACCGTGGCAGGTTCATGTGCGAATTCAAAATCTGAAGATTGAAGCTGGATGGCAACCTCTAGCTCTAGAGGTGGTTTCTGTTGCCATGGTTACTAATAACGTGGTTGTTAAAGGTTTGAGGGAAAAGGTCATCGCAGTGAATGATCCGAACGTCGAAGGTTTCGAAGGTGTGGTTGACGATTTCGTCGATTCGGTTGCTGCATTCAAGGCGATTGACAGTTTCAGAAAGAAAAAGAAAAAGATTGGAGGAAGGGATGTAAATAATAATAAGTATAGATATAGACCGGAGAGATACGCCGGTCCTGATTCGTTACAATATAAAGAAGAAAATGGTTTACAACATCACGAGCTCGAATCAGTACCAGTATTTCGCAGCGATGTGGGCAGAGCCCACAGCGATGCTTAACCAGTGCGTGTCTGCGTTGTCGCAATCGTATCAAACTCAGGCGGCAAGAGATACTGTTAGACAGCAGTTCTCTAACCTTCTGAGTGCGATTGTGACACCGAACCAGCGGTTTCCAGAAACAGGATACCGGGTGTATATTAATTCAGCAGTTCTAAAACCGTTGTACGAGTCTCTCATGAAGTCCTTTGATACTAGAAATAGGATCATTGAAACTGAAGAAGAGTCGCGTCCATCGGCTTCCGAAGTAGCTAATGCAACACAACGTGTTGATGATGCAACCGTGGCCATCAGGAGTCAAATTCAGCTTTTGCTGAACGAGCTCTCCAACGGACATGGTCTGATGAACAGGGCAGAGTTCGAGGTTTTATTACCTTGGGCTACTGCGCCAGCTACATAGGCGTGGTGCACACGATAGTGCATAGTGTTTTTCTCTCCACTTAAATCGAAGAGATATACTTACGGTGTAATTCCGCAAGGGTGGCGTAAACCAAATTACGCAATGTTTTAGGTTCCATTAAATCGAAACCTGTTATTTCCTGGATCACCTGTTAACGTACGCGTAGCGTATATTACATCCCAGCTGACCGATAGTGAGATGTATCGTGACTGGGA